AAGAAAAGTTATTGAGGATTTTGAACTTTCTTACAATATAGGAACTGCTGTAACTTATTTATTAAGAGCAAAAAGAAAACATAAAACACCTACTGATTGTATTAAAAAAGCTATGGCTCATTTAAAATTTGAACTTGATAAAATTAATAATGAAAAAAATAAATAAAGATAAAGAATTTAATAGAATTGAGTTTGATAAATATTTTATAAAAAATGATGACCTTACTATTACTTCTTGTTGTAAAAAAAAGTGGTATAAAACTAAGAAAAACATGAAGTGTTCATCTTGTAAAAAAACTGTAACAAAAGATATAGTTGCTCGTGGTATAATGCAGGGTATTAATGAAATGATGAAAAAAAATGAAAAAATTAAAAATATCACCAGTTCCAAAACCTCGGATGACAAGAGCAGACACCTGGAAGAAAAGACCTTGCGTTCTTAGATACTGGTCTTACAAAGATGAACTAAGAGATTTATTAAATAAACAAAACATAAATATTGATAAAGAAATATATGTTGAGTTTTATTTAAAGATGCCTAAATCATGGAGTAATAAGAAAAAAGATAAGTTTCAAGGCACAACACATGAACAGAGACCAGATATAGATAATTTAATGAAAGGGCTTATGGATGCTTTATTTAAAGAAGATTCCCATGTTCATACTATATATGCTAAAAAGATATGGGATATTGAACCAGGTATTGTATTTATATCAAAAGAGAATTTGAACGAATATTTGACTTAGAATCAAATTTATGTCTTTGTTTGTAAACTATATTTTTAGCTTGCTTTTCAGATATATCATATTTAACAGAAAGGTCAATGAATGTATTTCCAACGTGACCATTATTATCTATAATAAATTTATCAAAATCTCTAATCATCATATAGTTTCTTAATACTTTGGGGGTAATTAATCCTTGTGAAGCTAAATGATAAACTACATCTCCTAACGCAAATTTATCACCAAACCTTTTGTTTAGTTGTTGATATAAAATATCTCTAAATTCAAAAACTATTTTTTGTTTATTTGCCATTTTTTATTGCATGTTTAAATGAATTAACAACAGTTTGAACACAGCTTCCACAGGTTAACCCCCTTAAAGGAAAAGAACCTCCTTTGATATATAAATTATATTTTAAAAACAAACTCTTTAAAGCAGCTGATTTATCTTTTGTGTCATCAGTAATGTCTAATAATAATTGTTTTATTATTATCTTTTCATCTTCTGGAATATTATGCCATCCTTTATCTTCCATTACCATAACCCTTTAGGACATTTAATATAAAACTCATCCATTCTATTCTTTATATTAAGAAAGCAACCACAAGCTCCACATTTTTCTAACGACTTAATATTGAAAGGTTTTTTATAAGAGCCACAAATATTAGACCTGCAAATCTTCATTCTCTTATTAAAGGTCTTTTCAGAGGATTTTTTTATTCCTTTACCAATAAAAAAACTCCAAAATATTCTTAATAAATCTTTCATTTAGTAAATATAAGTAAAATATTTAAAAGATGGAAGAGGTTAGCTCAGAAATATTAACATTATTTTGAGTTGATGTTATATCAGCCTCTGAAACTGTTACAGTTTTATTATTAATACCATTAACAATTTGATTTGCTAAATTGCTCATAGAGTTAGAAGATGAAGATGTAGCTGTTGCTTGTAAAGCTCCTGTAATCCCACCCTCTGCAAATCTTTTACCACCACCTGCAACATTCATATCACTTAATTGACTATGAAACATTCTTGTTGACCTCTTGTTTATAACAGCTTCACCACCCTCTAATTCAGCAACTCTACCTCCAACAGCAAATTTAACACCTCCATTAGCATGGCTTGGCCCATGAACCATACCTCCCTTAGCAAACTTGTCATCACCACCTGGTATTAGACCACCTAAAGCTCCAACAAACTTTTGAGAAGCAATAGCAGCTATTTGAACAGCAATAAGGGCAGCCATTATTGGTGCTGCTACAATAGCAGCAACACCAGTTTGACCAGAAACTTTTGTTATAGCTTCCGCACCATTAATATAAGCCATTATTAAAGCATTAGCCTTATCAATAAGAAATTCTTTATATTTTATCTTTCGTAATGCAACTTGTTTTTTAGCTTCTAAATCCTCTTCTTTTAAAGCATAAACAGCCTTTATATCTTCTTGAGCTTGCTCATTACCCTCAAGAGCATCAAGCCTGCCCTCCAGTTCTGCGTTTAAATCTTCACTTTGAGCAGAAGTTGTTTCTTCTATTTTTTGCCTTTGCAATTCAAACATATTATCTAAAACCATAGATAAAGAATTAAATAAGCTTTGATAAATTTCTTTAATTTTTTCTATTTGTTTTAGTTTTAGTTTTGCATCTTCATCTGCTGCTTTTTCCGTCAATTCATACCTGTCCTTTTCTCCCTGTTCATGTATTCTTGTGATATTTTTTTCATAATCTTCTTCCGATATTATGTTTGCAGCTTTTAAAGCGTCCTGTTCTTTTATAAGTTTTTCTTCATTTTTTTTACTATCAGTTATATCGTTTTTTAATTTGGTAGCTCTAAGTTTCCTTATTTCTGAAAAGTTTTTTAGCAAACCAGCTATTGTTTTGCTTTTATCCTCAAGTTTAGATATATTAGATTCATCTTCAAGTTTTTGAATTTCTCTTATATTCTTTTCTTCAAGTTCAAGTTTCTTTTTATTAAAATTAGTTTGAAGTTGTGTTTGTAAATCAGTATTAATTACAAATTTTTCAATTTCCGCAGCATGTAATTTATCTAAAATTGCTAATATTTTATCCCTATCCTCTTCCTTAGCATTTGTTACCATTTCTAATTCTTCGGCAGTAAGAACCTTTAAAACATCAAACTTCTTTTTATTTTTGTCAATAGTGTCTGATATTATTTGTAAATCACCCTCATGATGTATTTGTATTATATCTTTTACATTAGCCTTAACCATGTCAGTTTCAACTTTAAGCTTTGCTGTATCAACTTTAAAAGACTCTGATAAATCAATAGACTCTTTAGTCATAGCATCTTTAATAGCATCAAACATACTTTTAGATAATTTATCAATTAGATTTTTTGTTTTTCTTAAAGCTAAACCAAAGTTTCCATCACCATCTCCCAATTCCTTACTTGTAGTTTTTAACGAACTTCCCAACTTATTAACTAAAGATTCTAAAAGAGATATCTCAATACCAAATTCACCCATTTTTTTACTTCCCTTATCTGTTCCATCTGCAATTTGAGCAAATTCTTTTGATAATTCAGCAAACTCTTTTTTATCCATTGAATCTTTTAAAATCTTCAATCTACCATCAATCGCATCTAATTGCTCTTTAGTTATTGTACCTTGCTTTGCTATCATGTTATTTGCAAAAGTTTGCATATTAGTCATGGCCTCAAGCTTGGCCTCTTGAGTTTTTAATACCCTCTTTTGTTCTTCTTCATCTAATTCTCTAAAATCTTTTAATAATTGTGCATTTAATTCTCTTTGCTTTTTTCTAAAAGTATCGTCTCCCTTTAAGGCTGCTCTTTGGAAAGCCTCTGTTAAAGAAAGCTCAGTAGACCTTATTTGTTTTATTTTATTTAAACCATCTTCTTGTTCCTTAATGCTTTTTTTAAATACAGCTATTCTTTCCTTAGTTATAATAGCAAAAGCTTTGTTTCCTTTTTCTTCCATCCTCAAAAGGTCAGCTTCAAGTTCTAATAAAACCCTTTGTTCCCTTATTTTTTTGCTCATTAATTTTCTTTCATCTTTATTATTTTGGTTATTTTTGTCAGATTGATTTTCTAAAAGTGTTCTTAATTCTAATAATTCTCGTTCTGAAAGAATCTCTAAATCAATTAAATCACCATATTCACCCATATTATCTTTTAGCTGTCTTATAGCAACAGCTCTTTTAGTTGTTCCCTCTTCTAATGCTATCACAGCATCAAGTTCTGCTAATATAGATTCATTTAATCTTCTTTGAGCCAGTTCAGCATCAGTTGTTGCTGTTGTAAAGGTATATAGAGCATAACCTAATGCACCTATTGCAGTTATTGCGGCTACAAAAATATTTGCCTTAGTAGAAGCGTTAAAAGCTGCCATCGCTACTGTACCACTTCTTAGAGCTGGAACAAGTAAACCAAGAGTCTTAATCATACTACCTACACCAGTAACAAATGATGCTATACCAACAGCCACTAAACGAGAAGTAAATCCAGCAATAGCAACACCAACAAGCTCAAGAGCAAATTTCATAGCATTAAGAGTACCATCACTTTTAGAAACCACTTGAAGAAACTTAGTTAAATTATGTATTGCTTCTCTCAGAGTAACATCAAATTTATCTCCAAAAGCTATACTTAAACCCTCTGCCGCAGAAGATAATAAAGTCATATCACCCTGTAAAGTATCAAGTCTTATAGCTGCCATTCTTGCTGTAGCACCCTCTGCATTATTTAATATCTCAACACTTTCCTCCATGCCCTCAATATTCTTTATTAAAGCAAGAAAAGCAGGAGCAGAACGCTTATCTAATAAGGCAACAGCTTCTGTAGCACCAAATCCTTGTTCTTTTAAAGACTCCATAGCTACAGCAAGTTGGTCAAGACCTTGAACTGGCCCTCCTAATTGTTTAGCTAACTTAGAATTAGCATCACCAAGTTTTAAGAATATATTTTTTAAAGCATTACCTGCAATAGAACCTTTTATACCATTATCAGCAAGATTAGCTAATAAGGCTGTTGTTTCTTGTAATGTAAATCCAGTTGCAGCCGCAACAGGAGCAACAAATTTCATTGACTCTGTAAACCTTTCAAGATTTAAGGCAGAGCTTGTAAAAGCAGCAGCCATTGTATCTGTAACTTCTTTTGTTAAAGAAGCATCCATATTAAATGCCCTTAATGTTGAACCAGCTATTTGAGCAGAATTAGCTAAACTTTCACCAGTAGCAGCAGATAAATCAAGAGTTGCTCTTGTTGCTTGTATAATTTCATCAGAAGTAAAACCAAGTCTTGCAAACTCTTCTTGTAATTTAGCAACTTGTGTTGCTGTAAAAACAGTTGATTTACCATATTCTAAAGCAGATTTCTTAAGTTCATCAAACTGTTCTTTTGTAGCACCTGATATTGCTTCAACAGCAGCCATCTGTGCTTCAAATTCTTTAAAGGCTACAACAATATTTTTTAAACCACCCACAATAGCTCTAAAAGCAAATGCAGCAGCAATAGCAATAGCAGCAGACTTAAAAGTATTCATCATATTCCTACCAGAAGTAGTTAGTTTCTTTGTAGCATCATTTGCCTTTTTTGCAGACG